CCCCTCAATACAGAAACACCCCCCGTCAGGAGTCCCAACCTCCTTGCTAAAATAAAAAATTGTGTGTAAAGTCCTGCTATCCTTATTCACTCGGTGCCTATATTCCCGTGATGAATTGTTTACCTGATACAAGTATTCCCTTGTCGGTAGCGGACAATATCCCCTACCAAGACCTATATGCCGTGGCAAAAGCCGCTTGCGAAACCGTCACGGTATTAAAAAAGAAAGGTCTAAAGGCCAAACCCACTTCAGCAGATAAAGTAGCGGCTGAAAAAACCCTTTATAAGATTGCTGATCCCACGTTGACCCCCCAAAAAACTAAAACCCAGACCGCAAACCTGCCTCAAACAACGGGCGGTATGGTGCATTTACAGGAAATTTTGGGTGAGTTTGATAAAAAAGTGGTGCAGTCGGCGGTACAACTGCGTATTTATGTGACCAATAGGCTCATTCAAGAGAGCGCAGACCCCGATCCCAAGATAAGAATCCGTGCATTAGAGCTTCTGGGACGTATTTCTGACGTTGGATTGTTTACAGATCGCACCGAAGTGACCATCAACCACCGATCCACGACTGATTTAGAGGCAAAACTGAAGGAAAAACTGCAAAAACTGTTAGGTAACGCCCCTGCTACGGTAAAAACCGATGAAGATGTGATTGATGTGGACGTTGAACTAGGTATAAACGAGGAAAACGTTCAGCATGAGGTCGCACAATGAGCCTGATGACGCTTACCGAAGCGGAAATCATGGTTTTAATGAAAAACCTGCATAATTTTTCTCCTGAAGAGCAAGAAGAGATTGAAGCTGTTGCAGATGAGCTGGCTAAACGTAAACAAGCAGCAGCTTGCCGCAATGATTTGATTGAATTTTGTAAGCACATGCAGCCTGACTACAAAGTCGGGAAGCACCACAGAATTTTGGCTGACTTGCTTATGCAAATTGCCCTGGGACTAGAAGACAGGGTGTGCGTTAACATTCCACCACGCCACGGCAAAAGTCAGCTCGTATCTATTTACTTCCCCGCATGGTTTCTGGGAAAATTTCCTGATAAAAAAATCTTGATGGTGTCGCACACCACAGACCTTGCTGTGGATTTTGGACGGAAAGTTAGGAACCTGATTGCCAGTGATGCGTACAAAGAGGTTTTTCCGACGGTTGATCTTGCGGCTGATTCGAAGTCTGCGGGCCGATGGAATACTAATGTTGGCGGTGAGTATTTTGCCTGCGGTGTTGGCTCTGCTCTTGCTGGGCGTGGTGCTGACTTGCTCTTAATTGATGACCCCCATAACGAACAAGATATTATTAACGGCAACTTTGACGTTTTTGAACGCGCCTATGAGTGGTATACCTTTGGAGCACGTACGCGTTTGATGCCTGGAGGACGGGTAGCGATTGTGCAAACCCGTTGGCATATGGATGACCTGACAGGTCGAGTAACGCGTGATATGGCTAACTCCGAGTTAGCTGATCAGTTTAGAGTGGTTGAGTTTCCCGCTATATTTAATCAAGACACTGATAATGAAAAACCACTGTGGCCTGAGTTTTTTGATTTAAAGGCACTGCACCGCACAAAAGCTTCCATGCCGGTGTTCCAGTGGAACGCCCAATATCAACAAAACCCCACGGCAGAAGAAGCGTCGGTTGTTAAACGTGAGTGGTGGAAAACATGGAAAAAAGAAGAACCCCCTGCGTGTGACTACATCATACTTACCCTAGATGCCGCAGCCGAAACACATAATCGTGCTGACTTTACAGCTATAACAGTTTGGGGGGTTTGGAATAATGAGGAAGAGAAGAATTACAACATCATCTTGCTCAACGCGATCAAAAAGAGAGTGGAGTTCCCTGACCTTAAAGATCTTGCGATGGAACAATGGCGAGAATGGGAACCCGATGCGTTTATTGTTGAAAAGAAGGTGTCCGGCACGGCACTTTACCAAGAGTTTCGTCGCATGGGTATCCCGGTTCAAGAATACACACCACATCGAGGTACGGGCGATAAATTGGCGCGGCTAAACTCAGTAGCCGACATTATTAAACAAGGGTTAGTGTGGGTGCCTGAAACCCGTTGGGCTGAGGAAGTGGTGGAAGAAATTGCTGGGTTCCCATTTATGAGCCATGATGATTTGGTTGATACCACGACAATGGCGCTTATGCGATTTAGACAAGGTGGGTTTTTACGGCTTCCCAGTGATGAGCCTGACGATATACGTTACTTTAGAGGCTTTCGCGGGCAAAAACGCGGTTATTACTTAGGATAAATCATGGCTATTGATAAAGCACTCTATGGTATGCCCGAAGGCATTGAAGCTCTTGGGGGGGAAGAAGCTCCTATTGAGATTGAAATTGTAAACCCCGAAGGTGTGTCTATTGGCATTGATGGTGTTGAGATTGATTTGATGCCTGAAGATGAAACCGCAGAGGAAAGTTTTGATTCCAACCTAGCCGAGCACATGGAAGAGTCCGATCTGCAAAAGGTTGCAGGGGACATCATGGAGTTGGTTGAGGCTGATATTAACAGTCGTAAGGATTGGGCAGATACTTACGTCAAAGGCTTGGATGTGCTGGGTCTGCGGTACGACGAGGTGACCGAGCCTTGGGATGGTGCTTGTGGTGTGTTCTCTACGTTGCTGACTGAGGCTGCGATTCGCTTTCAAAGCGAGTCCATTATGGAGACTTTTCCTGCTGATGGGCCTGTAAAAACAAGTATTGTTGGGCAGTGGAACCCAGAGGTTGAAGAAGCCGCAGGGCGTGTGGAAGCTGATATGAATTATCAGTTAACCGACAAAATGCCTGAGTATCGTTCAGAGCATGAGCGTGCACTATGGGGCGTGGCGCTAGCTGGATCGTCATTTAAAAAGGTCTACTACGACCCATCACTTGAACGGCAAGTGTCATTTTATATCCCCGCTGAAGACATCATCCTGCCCTATGGTGTAACAAATATCCGACGTACAGACCGCCTCACGCATGTGATGCGTAAGACTAAAAATGACCTAAAACGACTGCAAGTCAGTGGGTTTTATCGTGATGTGGATATTGGCGAACCTTACGCTAGCCAAACTGATATTGAGAAAGCCAAAGCCCAAAAAGAAGGTATTGAGCAAACTAAAGACGAGCGGTATCAGATATATGAAGTACACATCGAGTATGACTTGCCGGGGTATGAAGAAGAACTGCCACTACCCTACGTTATCACCATCGACAAAGGAACCAATAAGGTTCTAGCAATACGTCGCAATTATAAAGAAGACGACCCACGTAAAGCAGCGAGACAGCATTTTGTGCACTATATGTACATCCCAGGGTTTGGGGCGTATGGCTTCGGGTTGATTCATATTATTGGTGGTTACGCTACAGCGGGTACCATGCTGATTCGTCAGTTGGTCGATGCAGGTTCATTGTCTAATCTCCCCGGTGGGTTGAAGTCCAGAGGACTGCGGATTAAGGGTGATGACACGCCTATCGCCCCCGGCGAATGGCGGGATGTAGATGTCCCCGGTGGTGCAATTAGAGACAACATACTACCTCTTCCGTACAAAGAACCGAGCCAAACACTCCTTGCACTGTTAAACCAGATCACCGAAGAAGCGCGACGCCTTAGTGGTATGGCTGATATGAAAGTCAGCGATATGTCGAGTCAGGCTCCGGTGGGAACCACCCTAGCTCTCTTGGAGCGGCAGTTAAAAACAATGGGTGCTGTACAGGCTCGCATCCATGCAGCGATGAAAGAAGAGTTCAAGCTGCTTAAAGAAATTATTAGAGAATATACAAGTCCTGATTATAGTTACGTGCCGCAAGATGGCACCCCACAAGTTAAGGCTGAAGACTACGACATCGTAGAAGTTATTCCTGTAAGTGACCCCAATGCTTCAACGATGGCTCAGCGGGTTGTGCAATACCAAGCTGCCTTGCAGCTAGCTCAGGGTGCGCCTCAGCTCTACGACCTTCCACGGCTTCACAGGCAGATGCTGGATGTGCTGGGTATTCCCAATGCTGACAAGCTTGTACCACTGCCTGATGATCAGAAGCCTAAAGATCCAATCACTGAGAATATGAATGTGCTTAAAGGCACACCACTTAAAGCGTTTATTTATCAAGACCACCAAGCGCATATCACAACACATATGACCTTCTTGCAAGACCCAAGTGTTATGGGGACGATTGGGCAAAACCCGATGGCACAGCAGATGCAAGCTGCAATGATGGCTCACGTTGCTGAACATTTAGGGTTTAGATACAGACAAGAGATTGAACAGCGTGTGGGCGCACCACTACCCGGACCGGATCAAGATATATCCGAAGCCGAAGAGCTTGCGATGGCTAAATACGTGGCAGAAGCAGCGCAGCAAGTATTGCAGATTCATCAATCCCAAGCTGCCCAACAACAAGCTCAACAGATTGCACAAGACCCGCTGGTCCAACTGCAGCAGCAAGAGCTTCAGATTAAGGGTATGGAGCAGCAGCGCAAAGCTGCTAAAGACCAAGCGGACGTTGCCCTTGCCCAAAGCCGACTACAAAACGAGCGGGAACGTATACAGCTTGAAGCACAGAAGGAGAATATCCGACTGCAAAGCCAAGATAAACGCGACGATAAGAAGATTCAAGCTGATTTGCTTAAAACCGCTATGGCTAAAAGGGGCGCTAAATGAGCCAAGAACGAATGATGCTTGATCATTTATTTAACAAACTCAAAGAACGTGAACGCGAAGTAGCTGACTCACTTGCTGAAGGTAGCTGTAAAGATTTTGCTGAATATAAGAATTTGTGTGGCGTCATCCAAGGTCTGCGCCGTGCAAGAATGGAAGTCCAAGACCTTGTGCAACGCTATGAGGAATTTGAAAATGATTGAAGAAGCTACGGCTGTAATTGATGAAGCGCAGGAAAAAGCAAGACAAGTACCGATGGTTAAGGGGTACAAAATTCTTTGCACACTTCCTACGATTGAAAGCAAGTTTGATAGTGGGATTATTAAAGCCGATACGACAGTTAAGTATGAAGAGCTGCTTAGTAATGTGCTCTTTGTTGTATCACTAGGTGATATGGCTTACGCAGATCAAAATCGCTTTCCTACAGGGCCGTGGTGTAAGCCAGGGGATTTTATTATCACCCGTGCAAATACAGGCACCAGACTCAAGATCCATGATCGTGAGTTTCGGATTATTAACGATGATTCCGTTGAAGCGGTGGTCGAAGACCCCCGTGGTATCCAACGTGCATGAGGTGAAATATGGAACAAACTGAATTTAAATTCCCTGATGAGAAAACTCCTGAAAAAGAAGCCAAACAGGAAAGTCAAATTGAAATTGAAGTGGTTGACGATACCCCAGAACCAGATAAAGGGCGTAAACCACTTGAAGAGCCTGTTAATGAAGTAACCGACGATGAGCTTTCTAAATACGATGAAAGTGTCCAAAAGCGTATTAAGAAACTGTCTCATGGATACCACGATGAGCGGCGGGCCAAAGAAGCTGCATTACGTGAGCGTGAAGAGGCGTTAAAACTTGCCCAGCATATTATTAATGAGAATAACGCCCTTAAAAAGAATCTTGGCGATCACACTACGCTTTTAGTAGGTACAGCGAAACAAAATGCTGAATTTGCCTTGGCGCAAGCACGGGCTAAATATAAAGCTGCATATGACGCTGGCGATGCCGATCAAATTGTTGCAGCCCAAGAAGAAATGACCCAAGCCAAACTTCGTTTGGATAAAGTTGAAAACTTTAGGGTACCCCCTTTACAGGAAACAAAGTTTCCTGTAAATATGCAAACTGAACCCGCGCCAGAAAATAAGCCGGACTCCAAAGCACTTGCATGGCGAAAGCAAAATCAGTGGTTTGGAGCAAATCGGCCTATGACCGCCTTCACTCTGGGGCTGCATGAACAATTGGTCGAAGAAGGCTACGATCCTAATTCGGATGAGTATTACGAACGGATTAATACGACTGTACGTAGTAAGTTCCCCGAAAACTTTTCTAATTCAGAGGAAAAGTCAAAACGGACGAGTAATGTTGTAGCACCAGCCAGTAGAAGCGTTGCCCCTACTAAAATCACGCTGACACAAACGCAGGTTGCTCTTGCTAAGAAGTTGAAGATACCTCTTGAATTATATGCCCGAAAAGTGGCGGAAGGAATGACACAAAATGGCTGAGAATAAATTGGCTGCTGAAACCCAAAATCGCGGAAAACGTGAATCAGATACTCGTGAAACTGTTGAGCGTCCTCGTAGTTGGTCACCACCCACACTACTGCCTGATCCCGCTCCAGAGCCAGGGTATAAATATCGCTGGATTCGCGTTTCAATGATGGGTCAATCTGATCCTCGGAATGTGTCAACCAAACTACGTGAAGGCTGGGAGCCTGTTAGAGCGGAAGATCACCCTGAAATTTCTGGTTATTTGGATAACGATAATCAGCGTTTCAAAGACAACATTGTTGTTGGTGGCCTGATGCTTTGCAAAACCCCGACAGAGTTCGTTGAGCAGCGTAATGCTTACTACCAACAGCAAGCCGATGCTCAAATGCGTTCTGTTGACAACAACTTTATGCGCGAGAATGATCCACGTATGCCTTTGTTTACAGAGCGCAAATCGTCGGTGACCTTCGGACGCGGTAATCAACAATCTTAGGAGTAATTCCAAATGGCTTACCCGACTGTAGACAAGCCTTATGGCTTGAAGCCGATCAATTTGATCGGTGGTCAGGTGTTTGCCGGAGCTACCCGTCAGCGTCGTATTGCATCCAGTGCTTCTAGCATTGGATTTGGCGACCCTGTTAAGTTTGCTTCGGACGGCACTATTGTTGTAACCACGGAAACAACTACTGGCCCAGCTACTGGTTTTGCTGGTGTGTTTCTAGGTTGCACGTTTGTTTCTTCTGTGACGGGTCAACCGACTTTTTCGCAGGCATGGATTAGCGGCACTTCGGTAAAGGCAAACACCTTTATCAATGCTTATGTCTGTGAAGATCCTGATCAGTTGTTCCAAGTTGCTGTAGTTACAGGCACAACGGTTGTTTCGACAACTTCGGGCTTGACCTACACCAACATTAACAACAACGTGGCATTGGTGGCTAACACCTTGAACACCGTTTCGTACGATTCTCAGCAGGCTATTCTGTTGAGTTCCGCTGCTGTAACGGCAACACTGCCTTTACGTATTGTTGATTTGGTGCCGGATACGGCGTTTGTTTATAGTGGTACGACTTACTACCCCGAAGCTATCGTTAAGTTCAATGCACCGAACGTAACCGGCTCTGTCGTGGATGGTGGTCATGCCTACTACAACCCAACCGGACTGTAATAGGGGAATATAAATGGCTATTTCACGCGCACAACTATTGAAAGAGCTGCTCCCCGGCTTGAACGCCCTGTTCGGTCTGGAGTATGCGAAGTATGGCGAAGAGCACAAGGAAATCTACGAAACCGAGAGTTCCGAGCGTTCGTTTGAAGAGGAAACCAAGCTGTCAGGCTTTAGTGCTGCCCCGGTTAAAAACGAAGGTAGCGCCATTGCTTATGACAACGCGCAAGAAGCTTGGACCGCTCGCTATACGCATGAAACCATTGCTTATGGCTTTTCAATCACTGAAGAAGCGATTGAAGATAACCTGTATGACAGTCTGTCTGCTCGTTACACGAAAGCCCTTGCACGGTCGATGGCGTACACCAAGCAGGTTAAAGCTGCGGCTGTGTTGAATAACGGCTTTGCTGCCACTGTTACTTACGGTGATGGTCAGCCTTTGTTTTCTACAGCACATCCGCTGGTTTCCGGTGGCACCAACAGCAACACGACTGCTACAGGCGTGGACCTTAACGAAACCTCGTTGGAAAACGCAGTGATTCAGATCGCTGCATGGACTGATGAACGTAGCCTGTTGATTGCTGCTAAGCCCCGCAAGCTTATTGTTCCTCCTGCTTTGATGTTCGTGGCAACGCGTCTGTTGGAAACCGAACTCCGTGTCGGTACTAACGACAACGACATCAACGCCCTGAAGAACAACGGTTCAATTCCTGAAGGTTATACGGTTAATCACTTCTTGACCGATACCAACGCATGGTTCCTGACAACCGATGTTCCTAATGGCTTGAAACATTTTGTACGGACACCGTTACAAAATTCAATGGATGGAGACTTCGATACCGGAAACGTTCGCTACAAAGCGAGAGAAAGGTACTCATTTGGGGTTTCTGATCCGCTTGGTATCTACGGTTCGCAGGGTGCATGATATAAATCAAGCACTTAGCGCAGAGAACCCCGCTCCGGCGGGGTTTTTTGTTTTTATTATTAATTCTCTGTTACTAAGTCTCATTATCTTATTGACACCACTCCCACAACCTGATATAAACCATTTATCTGGGAAACCAGCTTGCTAAACTGACCCAGCAGACGATGCACCGATTAGCAAGCGACTTGTGCATAAGGAATTATCATGGCAGTTTCAACTACCCAAGCCATTTGGCGATCTGGCGGTGGCGATCAAACACGCACTGCATACTGTGGCACTCCTCTCATGGTTGCCGAGTTTTATATCTCCGGCGCATCTGCTAACAGCGTAGCCGTTCAAGTTTCTTCTACTAACACCGCTCCAGTAATTCTTCCTGCTGGCGCAGTTGTTACTCAAATTAACGCTCTGTGCGCTGCAACAGGCGGCACGACCCCCACGTTTGATATGGGCTGGATCGGTTATTCCGATACGTCAGCTTCTGATGACAATGGGCTGGTTGCTGCGGCTGTGGCTACGACGGGTAAGCTGGTGATTGACTTTGCTTCTGCTACAGCAGGGGACGACATGAACACCATTATGTCTGCTACCCAGATGGTTAAGATTACTGGCGGCGGTACGACAGGTGATGCTCCTACAGGCGGTTCAATCACTGGAGAAATCTTCTACTACGTCACCGATCCATACCTCGGTCAGCAAAACGTCTAATGACGGAGGCCAATTATGGCTATGCAAACAGACGTTCAAGCGATTTCGCTAGCGGCTTCCGGTGATATTAGTGCGTACCCAACCCGTGTTCGCGGGTTGGTTGTTGAACCTGGGGCTTCTGCTGGTAGTGTGATAATCAAGGATGGGGGTTCAGGTGGTACGACCCTGTTTACGATTAACACAATTGCTGGTGGAGAAACCTTCAATATCGTCATCCCTGCTCAGGGAGTCCGCTGCGAAACAAGCGCATACGCTACGCTGTCCAACGCTAAAGTGACGGTGTTCTATGGCTAAGTCTCCGGCGTGGCAACGCAAAGAGGGTAAAAACCCAAAAGGTGGCCTTAATGCCAAAGGCCGTGCCTCTTACAATGCTGCAAATCCCGGCAAGCCTGGGTTGAAACCTCCACAACCAGAAGGCGGGTCTCGCCGGGATTCTTTTTGTGCTCGGATGAAAGGGCATAAGAAAAAGAATACTTCAGCAGAGACAGCAAAAGACCCTAACAGCCGGATCAATAAAAGTTTAAGGGCATGGAAGTGTTAAATGGAAACAGGTACGCTTGTTTGGAATTTGGTTACGTCGTTTTTCGTGGCACTTGTGATGTTCATGCTTAAACATGCCTCTGATGAACAAAAACGTATTCAGATCTTGCTGAACAAAACGAGGGAGGAAATAGCCCGTGATCACATCACTCGTGCAGAAGTTAGGCAAGACCTTGAAAAGATTATGGAACGCTTTGATTCAGGCTTTGAACGACTTGAAGCGAAGATTGACCAGCTTGCTAAGAAAGGGTGATTAAGATGCCCGCAGTTAGTGAGAAACAAGAGAAGTTCATGCAAGCTGTGGCGCATAGTCCCAAGTTTGCAAAAAAAGTAGGTGTCCCTCAATCTGTTGGTAAGGAGTTTACTGGTATGAAAAAGATGAACATGGGCGGCATGGCCGCAAGCAAGATGGGTGCTGTTAAGACCGCTGCCCCAAGTCGTGACGGTGTTGCTACCAAGGGTAAAACCAAAGGCAAGCAAATCAAAATGGCTGGTGGTGGAAAAATGCCTGCTATGAAAAAGGGCGGGTATATGAAAGGCGGGAGCTGCTAAATTGATGCCCTCTCGCGGAATGGGGGCGATCTCGCCCTCAAAAATGCCCACTGCCAAGCGTAAAGCTAGGCGGGATGATACTGATTTTGATCAGTATGCTGAAGGTGGCAAAGTTAATGCGGCAGGTAATTACACCAAACCTGGGTTACGCAAAAAGATCGTAGCTCAAGTTAAAGCCGCAGCAACGCATGGCACAGGCGCAGGGCAGTGGTCCGCGAGAAAAGCACAGCTTGTAGCTAAGAAATATAAAGCTGCTGGCGGCGGGTACAGAGATTGAAAGCCCCGCAAAAATCGCTGAAAGATTGGGGAGACCAGAAGTGGCGAACCAAAAGTGGTAAACCGTCTAGTAAAACTGGCGAGCGATACCTCCCGTCAGCGGCGATTAATGCACTTTCTCCAGCAGAGTATGCAGCCACTACAAAAGCTAAACGAGCAGGTAAGAGCGCAGGTAAGCAGTTCGTTAAACAACCGGCAAAAATTGCCGCAAAGACTGCGAGATTTAGATGACCACTAGCGGTTCAACCGACTTTAATCTTGAGTTCACCGATATAGCCGAAGAAGCGTTCGAGCGGGCTGGGCGTGAGATGCGCTCAGGTTATGATTTGCGTACGGCTCGTCGGTCGATGAACCTCTTAACGATAGAGTGGGCGAATCGTGGCATCAATATGTGGACAATCGAGCAAGGTACTCAAAACCTTGAGCAAGGCACTGCAACATACGATTTACCCCTTGATACTATTGATCTTCTCGAACACGTTATAAGGACAGGAGCGGGGAATGCCTCTACGCAAGCTGACCTCACCCTTACACGGATTAGTGTCTCCACCTACGCCACAATCCCTAACAAACTTGCTCAAGCACGACCGATACAGATTTACATCAGCCGCAACTCCGGCGCTACGTACCCCTCAACTAGCACCTATTCCCCAAGTGCAACAGCCTACCCACAATTCACAGTCTGGCCTGTACCTGACCAAGGGACGTTAGCCTCTCCATATTATCAAGTCGTTTATTGGCGTATGCGCCGTGTGCAAAATGCTGGTGATGGTATTCAAACTCCTGATATGCCGTTCCGGTTCTTGCCTTGTATTACCGCAGGGTTGGCGTATTACATCGCCCAAAAAATTCCTGAAGGTACACCGCGTATTGATATGCTTAAAGCTGCTTATGAAGAGCAGTGGAACTACGCCGCTGGTGAAGATCGAGAGAAAGCTGCTGTACGATTTGTCCCTCGTAGGATGTATTTGGGTAATACTGGGAGCTTCTAATGCCCAATCAGTTTGCAGCGGGTAAATATGCCATTGCTCAGTGCGATAGGTGTAACTTTCGCTTCAAATTAAAGCAGTTAAAAAGCTTGGTGATTAAGACTAAGAACGTCAATATTCTTGTCTGTCCTGAATGTTGGGAACCTGATCAGCCACAGCTTCAGCTTGGTATGTACCCTGTGTATGACCCACAGGCTATTCGTAATCCCCGTGTAGACTCTAATTCGTACTATCAATCGGGTGTAAATGGGTTAAGAATTGAGCCTGTTAATAATGACTCAAGCCAGGATGAGAATGGGGTTCCGCTAGGGGGTAGCCGCGTTATACAATGGGGTTGGTATCCTGTTGGCGGGGCAAGATGGTTCGATACAGGCTTAACACCAAACGATTTAATTGGCGTAGGTTCTGTTAATTCTGTGACAGTTTCTTAGGAGTTCATGATGGATAAAGCAGATCTTAAGCAAGACAAAAAGATGATTGCTGGTGCTGTACACAAGCACGAAAAGAAAATGCACCCCGGTAAACCCATGACTAAGCTCAAGAAGGGCGGTCCTACGGGTGAAATGATGCGGAAAATGGGTCGTAATATGGCTCGTGCGCGTAATCAAGGAATGAGATAATGACTAAGTACAGCATGAAAAAGGGCGGGAAAGAAGTCGGACCCGCATCAACTTATGCCGAGCCACACACCATGCAAGGTAAAAAGACTAAGGTTGAAGCTAATCCCGGTTCTGGCCCGGATCATAGCAAAACAGATACCTTACGTATGAGTGTAGGTGCGTACACTAACCGTGAAAACAATGCTGTTAAAACCTCTGGTATCAAGATGCGTGGAGCAGGTGCTGCTACTAAAGGCACCATGAGTAGGGGTCCGATGGCGTGAACTACACGGAGTTAAAAAAGGCGATTAGAGGGTATGTCGAGAACGACTTCCCGACGATTACTTTTTCTGATTCTGTTACGACTTTTACGTCGGATGACCAGCTTGCGACTTTTGTTAAGCAGGCTGAGCAGCGCATTTATAACTCCATGCAGTTTCCGTCAATACGGAAAAATATGACCGGTGTAACTGTTGCAAATAATAAATATCTTTCATGCCCTCCTGATTTTTTATCCCCGTATAGCATGGCAGTTATTGATGCTGATGGACGTTATCACTACTTGCTTAATAAAGACGTTAATTTTATTCGTGAAGCCTACCCCATACCTACAGGCTCAGGAAACACAGGACGACCAAGGCACTATGCTATTTTTGGCCCAACAGTAACGGGTGCCGTTATTAGTAATGAATTAAGTTTTATTCTTGGCCCTACCCCAGATGCCATATATAACGTAGAACTTCATTATTATTACTATCCAGAATCTATCGTAACTGCGGGTACGACTTGGCTTGGGGATAACTTCGACACAGTTTTACTGTATGGTGCGCTCCAAGAAGGGTACACATTCATTAAAGCCGAGCAAGATATGCTTGCTAGGATTGATACGCAGTACAAAGAAGCTCTGTCTCTGGCTAAGCGTTTGGCAGATGGGTTAGAAAGACAAGACGCTTATAGGTCTGGACAGGTAAGGTATCCGGTACCCTGATATGGCAATCGTTCAAACCATGTGTACGAGCTTTAAGGCAGAAGTTGCTCAAGCTTTGCACAACTTTACGAGGACCACGGGAGATGTATTTAAACTCGCGCTCTATACCTCTAACGCTACCTTGGGTGCGGACACCACGGTCTATACGACAGACAACGAAGCGAGTGGAACCAATTACACCGCTGGTGGAGCTGCACTTACAAACATCACACCCCTTTCAGCAAATGGTACAGGCTATTGGTCATTTGACGATCTCACGTTTTCCAACGTAACGCTTACGTGCGCGGGGGCTTTGATTTACAATTCGACTAACGGTGATCGAGCGGTTTGTGTTTTAAACTTTGGGCAGACGATAACAAAGACTGCTTCTGATTTAGTAATTACTTTCCCCGCTATGGGGTCTACTGATTCAGTTTTAAGGATAAGTTGATGGCAACAGTGTTTACAACTAAAGGCGACATGGATGTGTCCTTACTTGAAAAAAAAGAAGGGTTTGTCGATAATGACAATGAATATACAACCTGGGTTGAATACTGGCACGAAGGTGAGTTAGTGCATCGTTCAGTGCATGTAACCTTAAAACAAATGCCTGTTTTTGCTGGCGCTGAAGCCGCATCTTTTTAAAGGAAATATAATGGCAAATACCCAATCCATGTGCACTTCGTTTATGGGCGAGCTGATGACAGCTACTCATAACTTTGGCACCGCCCCCATTCGCGCTGCTACCACAGCAGATACGTTTAAAGCGGCTCTATATTTAGCTTCAGCAACTTATAACGCCTCCACTACAGCGTATAGTGCAACAGGCGAAGTAAGCGGCACTAATTACACCGCAGGTGGTGTTACAGTAACAAACGCCACAGCGCCAACGGCAACTAACTCGTCTTCTACGGCAGGTGTTGCTTACTGGACCCCATCTGCCTCGATCACGTACACCAACGTAACGTTGACAACGGCTTTTGATGCGGTGCTGATTTATAATAGTACGCAGTCAAATAAAGCAGTTAGTGTTCACACGTTTGGTTCGCAGACGATCACGGCTGGTACTTTCACATTGACTATGCCAAGTAATACGACTTCGACTGCGTTGTTAAGACTGTCTACGACTTAATATTGTGGCCTTCGTACTCGCTGATCGTGTACAGGAAACTACGACAACCACAGGCACCGGCACAGTAACATTAGCTGGTGCGGTTACAGGGTTTCAATCGTTTTCCGTTATAGGCGACGGGAACACGACCTTTTACACCATAGCCGATCAGTCTGGGTCCAACTGGGAAGTAGGCATTGGTACGTACACCGCTTCAGGAACGACGTTAGCCAGAACTACGGTCTTATCTTCTAGTAATTCAGGAAGCTTAGTTAACTTTGGCGCAGGGACAAAGAACGTCTTTGTGACAATGCCTGCGTCTAGGGCTGCGTACCCGCCTGTGGTGGCTTCAATGATTTGGGGATAACAAATGGCAGCACCTAATTTACTTTCGCCAACCACGATTACTGGGAAGACTGTTACGGTTGATTTATCTTCCACTTCTGCAACATCCATTCTCAGTAACGCTGCATCCTCTGGCAAGGTTCTTAAGGTCAATAGCCTCTACGTATCTAATGTGGATGGCACTTCAAACGCTGAGATCACAATCAATTATTACTCTGCCGCTGCACTAGGTGGTACAGCAACTCAGATTGCCTCAACAGTAAGTGTCCCTGCTGATGCTACGTTAGTAGTTATTGATAAAGATGCTTATATCTAC